AAAACCATCATTTTTTGAAAAAATTTTTCAGGGTCTGAGATTTCATTGAATTTCCCCTGTCAGATCCATCTAGCCTCAATCAATCACATCTCACTCATATCTATACTATACTATACGCTCAACTCCCCACCAAACCCCACACACCATTGCTAGGTGATTAAACTCCCTGTAGGTGGCATAATCGGTACTATGGCCCATCAAACCAGCCAAAAACGCCTGTATAGACACTTGTAAGTCCTTTGTATACAACGACTTATATTAGCTAAAATACAAGGATATGTAAGTCTTTATGCAAGCTAGGCTTATGTCTTTTGCCTGAAATCACCCTGGAATCACCCTGGAATCACCCTGGAATCACAATTTTTCCATCATCCCCACTTGCAATCGCCCAATTTTTATTTGACGTTCCACACGAAATTCTCAATGGTACTCGAAATTTGATATTTGTATTTTCAAATTCAGCTTTGATTTTTGAAAGTACAGTCAAATCTTTACTCAAACCTTTTGGTGCGTAGTGCGCGACCTCATCGTGAACACTAGCAAAATTCTTAATTCCTAATTCTCGAATCATTTTATTGTATCTTGGAGCCAATGCTACCATTCTCTCTTTAATCACATCAGCTGCACAGGATTGTACGATTGTGTTAAACGCTCTGAACGCTGCTTTCTCTGGCAAGTTTCTCTGTCGACCATACAGATTAAAAACATACCCACGAGAAATCAAATTGTCTCGTGCTTGCGTTGTCGTTCGCTTTATTCCTGGCAGTGTGTCATGATATTCTTGGTAGACCTGTTCTCCACGTTGATTACAAAGTAATTGAAAAATCTTTTCACGTGCAGCAATGTTTGCTTTTCCACTTGAAATAATTGCATCAGCTTTCTCTGCAAGATGTCCAACGAGTGACATATCAAGTGACAACATTGAAACAACTTTCGCTTTACCTCCACCAAACGCAATTGCAAAGTTAACATTTTTTGCAGGCTTACGAGGTATCTCACACATATCTGCGACCCACTGATGAAAGTCTGTATCTGGATTTTCTGCAAATGCTGCAATAGCTTTTGCATCTTTGATATATGAAATAATTATTCGGAATTCGATTTGAGAATTAAAATTTACAAGGCCATTTGTTGTAATGTAACATCCTGTATCTGGAACAGTGATACTATAAAACCAATCATCACGTACATATTCTACTTTTGATACTTTGTAATTTTTTTGTCTAAATCCATTGGCCATTGTTCCACGATTTGAACATTCTTGCGAACAGTAAATTCTAAATGCTTGGCTGGGTATAACATCTCGCTTCTTGCCACAGTATTCACAAGTGATCGTTACTTTTCTTTTTGTTCTAGATTTCTTCCATCCAATTTTTCGACACTCTTCACTACAGTACTTCTTTGACTCTCTTTGTGATGGCCAGCATTCAATTGGATCTCCACAAACTTCACATGCAAATATTGCTTTCCCACCTTGCCAATTTGGATTATTCGATCCATCATACGTTCGACGATTCTTCAAAGCATCTCTAAGCTTTTCAATTCGTAGTGTGTGATCTTGAACTTTGTAATTTTCTTTTGCATGCTCAGATGCATGATCAAACGAATCTTTTAGTTCCAAGTTATCAATACACCAATCTTCTTTGTTTTTATCCTTATGGTGCACATGCTCAAAGTATCCATCTATAGTTTCATCAGTAAAGTATTGCATTGACAATATGTGCTTGTATTTTATACCTCTACCTAAACCCCAAGAAGGATACTTTCCCTTTTTAGAATCTTGAACGTGCTTTAATCTCGTTCCACTTTTAAGATCACAGCAATTAATTCTCTCATTATCTAATGTCAAGAATCCATGATCCTTAGTACACTCAAAAGTTGAACCATCATCAAAAGTAATTCTATAAATTGCACCACGACCGACTCGTGCACCTCTTGAAGTTTTACAGAACTTTAAGTCTTTACCGTTCTCAAGACTTAAAACAGGTAAGAGATTTTCAGCAACTTCTTCAATAGGTTTGTCACCATAGGGTGTAGGAATTTTAGTCCCTGCTGGTAGGCAATAATCCCAACTAAGTATTTCTTGATCCTCCGGTGGATGTATCAATGCCTTTGCTTCTTTGGACAACTGTTGAGAGTTCGGTCGACGGCATGACATCCTACCAGTTCTAACTATTTGATTGTAATCTGGATGCATTAATCCATTGATTTGATGTTCTTGATATGGCTGTAGAAAAATACTATTCAATGTGTGCATCTTTCTATATTTTTGGATCTTCGTAACAATGCTCATCAACTCAGGAGATTCTTTGACAATTGGATAAGACAAGTACGACAACATCGCAGCTTTGTTAAATGACGGTTTGTTAGATGACGGTTTGTTAGATGACGGTTCATTCTTGTCGGTGTACCCCATCACGGGTAGACCAAACCTATTGCATAGTACTTCGAAGCAATCTGCGTTAGTGTGAGGTCGAATTGCAAATCCAGTTAACTTGTGTAATTCTTCTTCAAGCTCCAAGAGCTTATATAAGACAACAACTTGGTTCTTTGTTATTTCCAATGGATCGACACAAAGCCCTGTAACTTCCATGTCATATAAAACAGGTGTCAAAAGTATTTCCGTTTCCCAAATACCTTTTGTCTGTTCGTGACGACGACGCAGCATGTAATTATATAACTTACGATTAGTTAAGACATCTTGGCAACCATACTCTCCGATTATATCTCCAGGCACGTCGCCGTAGTCTTTACTTTTACATCCTGTTAAGTAATTTTGCAATCTGTTGTCAAGATACGAAATATCTTCTTCAAGCCATTCACTAGATAAGTCTGCGAGCTTGTGCGAAAACCTGTCACTGTTGATTATTTTTGCAAGTGTTAGAGTGTCAACTAAACGACAATCAAAGTCTATTCCATCCTGCTTTAAAAAATGTGCGTCAAACTTAACATTATGATTCACCCAGTCGGTACATGAATTAACAGTATCACGTGTCCAATTAATCACACCCTCTATTGGTAGATTCCAACCAGGTCTATGACATCGAATTGGTAGATACCATGCTCCTTTAATATCATCAGCAGTGACACCAATTCCACAGATTCGATGCCCATGATATGGCTTGAACGCTTTGACCTTTGGATCAAAAGATGTTGTCTCAGTATCAAGGTACAGAGACTTAGCATTTTTTAGATTTGGCAGTTCACTGAGACTTTGAACAAGTCGTCCACCATTTTCAAATTCAATCATAAGATTATCCTATTACAATTATACTATTACAATGTACTATATTAACTCACCATTTTCGTCTAAATCAAAATTACACCACAATGATTCAACGCGCTTAGATATAAAGATACTTGATCCACTGGTTGTACCTTTGTCGTGTCGAGTCCAAGATTTTAATGCATTGTCGTACAACGTACTTCGATACCCTGAAATCATAACAGATGCTTCTAAGTCATTAATCACTTCAAGTAATTCTTTGTGATCATCAACAGACATTTCATATTTATAAGCTTTTGTTGATACTCTAGTCTCGTGTAGATATGGTGGGTCCAGATAGAAAAGAGTTTTCCAATCATCCTCGCGTTTGATTACTTTGATTGCGTCATCATTGTAGATTACAACTCGCTTCAGCCTGTCATGAAGTTCTGAAAGACTATCAACAACTTTCAACCATGCTGATGTAGACACTTCCATATTAGACGATAATGATTTCCTAGTCATAGGTACAAATATTTTGCAACATCCTGCACGAGATTGTCGACAACGAACGAAGAACGCAACAGCAGCAGTGACGTCGCAACCGTCAATCATTCGATTCTCAATAGGCATCATCAATGCTTCAGACTCTTCCCAGATTTGTTGGCAGAATGGAGTTGCTTCAATGATTCGTCGAAACTTTTCAAATGCATCAACGTTCTGAAGAACTTTCCAAAAATTAGTAAGTCCTCCATGAACGTCGTTAACAATTTCACTCTTGCCTGTCTCACTAGATTCCATTCCCCATCGATGACGTTTGTCCATAGGATTTTTACGCATTAAAACTGCAAGTCCACCGGCGTATGGTTCAATGTAAGTCAAGTGTCTTGGCATTAGTCCAATGATCCAATCAGCAAGATAAAATTTCCCACCAAACCATTTCAATGGTTGTTTCGTTACTTTAAATTCTGGCATTTATTCTCCAAAGAATTTATCAAGTGCGTCATCAAGTTTCTTATCTTTAGGGTTTCTATAATTTGGATCTATTCGAACAGCAGCATCATCGAAATAGAATCCATCTAACTCAATGCCGATGAAACTCCGATTCAAATTTACACACGCTACACCAGTTGTGCCACTGCCCATGAAAGGGTCTAAGACTGTATCGTTTTCAGAAGTAAGAGCTTCTATAATCTTACTTAAAAGTAGAATAGGCTTCTCGTTTGGGTGTGTTAAATCCAAGGCATTTACACGACAAACTCGGATGATAGTTTTAGGTCTTTTACTTTTAAAAGTAAAAGATCCTTTTGTTGCATAAAGAATATTTTCATGTTGTGGTGCAAATGATCCTTTCAAATCTCCCATTCCATGAATTACCTTATCCCATATAATCTGAGACTTAACTTTAAATCCTGCCTTTGTAATTTCATCACGAAATATATCTTCCACATCCCATCTTTCAAAACAGATAAGTCTTCCAGTATTTACAAGTACTCTAAACGCTTCTGGCAGCCACTCTACATAAGATTGTTTGTCATTTTCTATTTTGTCTTTCCACTGATTTTGATCAGTTCTCCGGCAAGACTGATAATCTATTCCATATGGAGGATCAGCCAGAACCATATCAACCGATCCATCGGGGATTGATTTCATTTCTTCAAGACAGTCACCATGTATTAGTTCAATGGACATTTACCATTCCTCGTTCTAAGTGTCGTGTTCTAATAAGTTCTTGTACTATTTCTTTTCGTTCCAGCGTAAGAATTGCACCAATGCATTCATATTGGTATCTTACTTTGTTTCGATTACTTCTCAGAACCATTCTCTTGTTTACAATCTTCGCTTCGATACATCGATCTTCGTACTTCGATCTATTGTATGCTGAATGGCATGCACGACAATGATTTGTCTTCTTATATGCAGCAGGATTCTTATGACATAGGCTACAAATTGTACTTTTCACCTTTAGACTCCTTTAAAATTGCTTTAAGATTTGGCGGTTTGTAGTTCTCACCTTTATCTCTACAACGTGGATCAGCCTTTGAATCACGTTTCTTCTTTGTCAAATTGGAATCGCATACTTCCATTGTGCCTTGATCTATTGGTAGTCTAAAAGTTTCAGCAGTTCCCATTGCTACAAATACCAAATCGCAAAGACCATCAAACAATTCTTCTTCATTACAATTTGCCAATCCTAAAATAGTCTCACACATCTCTTCAATTAATAACTGAGCTTGATGCAATCTTGGGTCTGTCTCACCTACCAATATGTCTTCGATCTGCTCAGACATTTCTAGCAGTACTCTTGCCTTGCATCTAAGGTAGTCAGATATCTCGGTATTCCTAAGACAATCATTTAAATCTTGATCAAGTATAAAACCCTGGTTGTCATGAAACTGTCTTACTTTTTCTATATGTGTTTTCATTTATTCTAATCTCCAAAGAATTTATCAAGTGCGTCATCGAGTTTCTTATCTTTAGGATTTCTATAATTTGGATCTATTCGAACAGCGGCATCGTCGAAATAAAACTCATCTAACTCAATGCCAATGAAACTTCGATTCAAATTTCTACACGCTACACCAGTTGTGCCACTGCCCATGAAAGGATCTAAAACTGTGTCGTTTTCGTTTGTCAGAATTTCAATCAATTCTGACATCAATCTAATGGGTTTTTGATTTGGATGATTGCCATAAACTTTTTCATTGCCTGGAGTTAATCCCATTATAAAGTCTCCATGATGGATACTCTCTAAATTAAATGTATATTTACCTTGTTTTATTGCATGAATAAAATATTCTCTGCCGGGAACAAATCTTCTTTTCCACTCTGCTGGTTGTGGATTCACTTTTTGCCAATGATTTAAAGACTTCACTTTAGCGCCAATATTTCTAATCTCTTTTGCGATGTCCCCCATGTTCTCCCAATCATTAAAAATAATGAAGTGCCCGCCTTTCCTCAGGCACTTCAATGCTACACTGATCCATTTCAATTGATCAAATCCTGTATCATAATCCATTGTCTTATCACTATAGTTATCAGTGCCATCCTTTTGTGATTGCCTGAATAAATGTATACTTCCTCCCATTTTCTCAATCAGATTAAAAGGAGGATCAGCTAAAATCATATCAACTGATCCATCAGGAATTGATTTCATTTCTTCAAGACAATCACCGTGTATTAATTGTATAGACATTATGTTTTAAAATTCCTCATTAATGAAGTCTGGCCTTGCATTGAGCTCCATTTCTTCAGATACTAACAACGCTTTCAAAAACTCAATGAACTTAGGTGTCTTGCGATAGCCACGACCATCTCGTTGTAGTGCGTTCTTACGCACAAGCAAAGAAAGTAACTGTGCAGTAGGGCCTTTGTCCCACCCACACCAATCACATATATCCCTGAACTCAATTAGATTAGTGTACAACAGCTGCTGCACAAAGTCCTCTGGAAACGGTGACTGCAAGATACGTTGTGACAATAACTTTGGGTTCAATAAAGTGTTGGTAGCACTAACGGCTTTGCTGAAATCACGATATCCAAAGACACTTTCTGAATAGGTTTTCTCAAGATATTTTGTAATGTACTCAACGTGGCACTTTCTTACTATCACTTTGTGCAAGTCATCATCTGACACTGAGAACGTTCGGCATGCCAACGCAATTGACAATCTACAAAGCTTAAATCTCATTGAACCACGATCAACGATGGGAATAATCTCTGTAAACATTGTACAAAGTCTCGTTGCTTCATCAAGAATAAAATCAACCGCTTCATCTGTGAATGTCACTTGTTCAGTCGTTCGTGTCCACGCCCAAAGAATTAGTGACTTACTTAATTTCGATGTATGTTTGTGCTCAACATGTGGCCTATACTTTTGGAGTTTATTAAGCACATCCGATTTGATCTGAGTTGACGCTGTGATTAAGACCGTATCGAATCGTCGTATGTCTTCAAGACTACCAATCAATTCCTTCACAGCTTCAATACCAAAATTATATGAACTGATCGGCAAGTCACTGCGTGGATTGCTCACCATGATTAATCTTGTTCTGGCATGGGTTCGTCGTTTTTCAATTTTTGGAATTTCTGCAACTCCCGACGAACGCATGTCTGTAAGTTTTCCAATAACTTCAACACTTGTTCCTTTGATTTCTTCGAGGATGACAAGCCTTTTATCATGAGTCGGTATGACACCCCATGTGACAAACCACCGATTACCAGAACTGACCTGTTGTAAACCTCCGAGTAATCCTGCGACCGTGGCGTTTTTACATTCAATTCTCTCTCCGAGTCCATAATGCTCCATTAATCTTAAAATCGCTTCTGATTTTCCCTGTGAACTGTCCCCAGTAATTAAAGTCTCTACCCAACCTTTTGTAAGCTTACCATCGAACTTGAATAACAACGCACTGTGATACGTCAAGTCAATCACAAAGTGTAGTGGTTGTCGTTCAAAAATGTGCGTGATGTTTGCAGACAAGTCATCATAGATGTCTTTCAATTTTTCGTCTATGGATTCTACTGTCCACTCTTCTGGTTGAAAAACTTTTAATTCACTAAGCTCGTCGTCACTAGGTTGAAAATTTGACAATGCATCTTCAGTGGTCTTTGATTCACTGATTAAAATTATACTCTGTTGTGTTTTTGGGTGGGGGTACATCCTACCAATGAATTCATAATTTTCATTGGTCTCAAGACCATGACCGACGCACAAAGCTGGTTGTAAAATGTCATCTACAGATCGTGAACTAATCTCAAGCTGTGGGGATAATCTTATGTCCTCAACGTTATAATATGTACTTGGTTTGAATTCAACATTTTTACATGTGGGTATGTGCAAACCTTCCATTAATGAATCTCGTTGCCCGACTTTCGATGTCGCTACCATCTCCAATATTGCAGGTGACTCAGGATGTAATTCAATACTTACCATCCCATCTTCACCAGGATTTTCTGCAAAGATCGGGCATATACTACATCCATTTTGGTTTCTGTCACAGCTAACTTTTATTTTCTTAGGTATAACATATGGTGCAGTGTCCATTGCTGTCACTGTTGCTTTTATTCTGATTCGTTTACCCGTGTACTTAGCACGTGATGCTTGGTTCAAATGTAGATCAATAATCTCTGTACTTGACTCAGCGCTTACTTCAAAAATAGACTCCCATTCAGGGGTTTCTTCCATGAGTCTAATGAAACTCGGTCCAGTTTTCTTCTCTGGTCCGAAGTAATCATTAACATCACCTGTTGGATATTTTTCAATGTCCAGCGGTAATAGCATATTGTGGATTTTGCTTGCATCTTTCTTCAGTCTAGCACAAACAGAATCAGATGCTTTTCTTCCCTCTTTGTCTATGTCGTAACACACAAACACTTCTTTAGATTTAAAGTGTTGGTTGAAACTTATTTCCCAGTTACCTTCGCCTGCTGTTGCAGTAATTGCACCGATGCCTTTACGATTTAATCTTGCAGCTGCAACAATGGCCTTAATTTCTCCACCGCACAAAACTATTTTGTCATACTTTAATTGATCAAGAGGGAACAATCTAATCTTGCCATGTCCTCTTTTATTTTTCATTTTTTCAGGACCAGGAGCACCTGGTAGATACCTACGGACATTGACAGTAATTCCATTTACATTTGTAATTGGTATACTGATTCTGCCATCATCAAATCCTAACCTATATTTTCTAATGTCCCTGTCTGTCACACCCCTGTCACGTAGTGCTTTTAATAAAGGTTTCGCAGTCCAAATATTTTCATGCCATCGTTCAACGGCACTTGTGTCTATAGGCTTTACATTTTCAATTGCGTATCTTTGTGACAAACTTTCCCACATCACAACACGAGTTGTGCTTAGTGCTTTCGCTAAAAATGAAACTAGATCTCCCTTAGCCCCACAACCAGCAGTATGACATTTAAACAGATTCTTCTTTAGATTTATGGAGCAGCTTGGAGTTTTATCATCATGAAAAACACACTTAACTTTCACCTCGTTGTCTGTTGCAAACTCGTAGGCTATACCGCACCGTTCAAGCTCCGCAAGACATCCAATACTTTGTAGTTGTTGCTCTGTCATTTAGGTAGCCGTATAAAAAGCGGAGACGTTGGACGCAGGACTAAAACACCACTCATCATCCAACGTCTCTGCTGTGTGAACACGAATTACAATATACTGTACTATAAACTGTCTTTAATCTTACTTTAATCTGCTCTATTAAAAATCATCAGAGGCAGGAGCAGCCATAGTATCTTTCTCACCAGCTTCAGGTTCGTAGGTTGCTTGAATTGTTGAAGCAACCCGAAGCTTGTCAAAATCATCATGTAATTGCTCAAAGATTGGTTGTTCGTCTTTCGTCACCCACGGAACTGCATCAGATGGATTCACAATATCCAGTCCATACCAATCACCAGAGCCGTCACCGGGACGATACGTCACAACAGCTTCAAACACACAATTAAACAACGAGGTCTTTCTCATCTTGATAAGTGACGCGAACTTTTGACCTGAAAAATGCTCACCTTTAGCAAATGACATTACGCATGGTTCACCACCCAACCCATGATTGTAGAGACAAACCAGAAAGTTCAAATGCTCGACGTGTCTGATTTGCATTGTGGGATCTTCAGGGTATTTTGGATGTGGTTCAAGCCTTAACTGTTTTGATTTAGATTTTGCAACAATTGGGTCATTTGGATCTGTCGTACGATAAATAATCGCAGGCTCTTGGCCTTTGAGTTTGTAAGGATTCCACGTACACCATTCTGCCCAGAACATAACTGGAACAAACTTGAAACTTGAAATACTACCCTCAACAATTCTCCCTTTACTGTCACGATCATGTTCCGTAATTACAGCATTAGTAGGTGACAGTACAACGTCACTAGTACTAAATGCTGCAAGCAATTCTGCGGCGGCGGTCTTTTGTATAATCTTAATATATGGTGGCCTAACATATTGCTTTATCTCATCAAGACCTTTTACCTCTTGGTCTTGTAAAAAGTCTGGTAGTTCAAAGTTTGGAATTACTTTTGTAATTTGGTCACTTACATCTTTCTTTGCCATGATTCATTCCTTTGTAATTTCATTAGTGTTTCTATTTTCATTACATTCATTTTTCATTACTTCATTACATTCATTTTTCATTACATTCATTTTTTCTTTCGCTTTGTGAGGATTTCATTCAATGCTTCATCTTTATTTTTCCCTTCCTCAGAAGCACCTTCGAGTAATTCTAATACTTCATCCAAGCCCTTGTAGGGGGTTATACGCATTGAATACCTTGTATAGGTGTTTTCAATATTTATTCCTGCAGGCAGTGGTTTCCCTTCCTCTGCAAGATTTGAAATATGCTCCATGACACCGGGCCAATAAGGTTTCACCGTATTGTTTGCAATAGCAGTTGTGTCTACACCGAGTGCGTCCATAAAAGCATTAAATGCTTCTGGCTCACGTCGTTGATTTGGAATTGCTGCTGCAATTTTTACATTTGGTGTGCCTGTTGCTAACGCTGCACGAATAGGGTTGTCTTGCTCATTTGTAACCCAGATTGCGCACGCAACATTGATTGCAATTTGTTCAACGCCGTTGCACTCTTTACGAAGATCCTCTGAGAATTTTGAAATATCTCTAAGAATATAAATTGTATTAACCATTGCATTCATATCATATTTACCAGATCTTATTTCATCTCTGATATCAGATACGCATCTGTAGCAGTCTAGATATGTCTGTCTCATCTGCTTGTACTTCAGCAACAAACCATGCAACTGTTTTGTTGATTTACTCACTACCTGCTTTGATTCACTCATTGATTGCTTTGATTCACTCATTGATTGTTTTGATTCACTCATTGATTGTTTTGATTCACTCATTGATTGTTTTGATTCACTCATTGATTGTTTTGATTCACTCATTGATTGTTTTGTTTCACTCATTGATTGTTTTGTTTCACTCATTACTCTGTCCTTTCCAATCTGATTTACTTTAATTCATTAGCTATTCTTTGTGCTTTCCGAATTTTACTCCTGTAATACATATACAGCTGCGTATACTGTTCTTGCATTATACCTTGCCTCTTTGCCACTGTGCGATTTTCAGTAATGCGTGCTTGAATTAGAAGATCTAATTCATTTAAAACTTCACGTAGCTCTTTGATCTGATGTGTTTTAGTCTTTGCCATTACTCTGTCCTTTCCTTCTCATTGAAACTGTTCACACTAGGATTATTTAATTCGTCATACATCCAATTAGGTTCAATGTCTGCCCAAGACCAACCTTCAACACCATCTACATGCAGTGAAAACTTTGGTTTTTCATCTGGCATTTCAGGGTGCTTAATTCCAAGCAAAATTTCTTCAAGCTTAGATGCAATCATTTGCTTTTCTGATTTACTAAACATTACTCTGTCCTTTCCAATCTGATTTTCTAAAAATTCTTTCAACGTAATCACTACTACTCGAATTGAATAGTAGAACTTTGAACTCATTGTATTCTTGCGCGATTGCTACCAGTGACACAGACAACGTGACAACTGATCCAACAACACAGATATAATCATCATTGAAATTAAAATGACAATCTACCAATTGCTTTAGGACTGCTTGACCAAACCTTACATTGTCAAACACTCCGACGCGCCTTTCATTTGGTTTAAATAAATACTCAATGTCACCAAATTTCTCAGCACTTGAAGTATCAATGAAAGATTTCAATGGTTCAATAATAAATACCTTAGACATTTTCCACCCCTGTTCTTGGGACATAACTTAAAATCTTTTCCATGATACCTCTAACGTCTTGTAGTTTCACTGCATTTATTTTCTTATCAATAACACGACATGCAATTTCTTCATCTATAGTTTGTGGGAAAATTAAATCTGTGATCTGAACTGAAACTCTTGTTCCTCTTCTCACTGCTCGATCTTCACTCTGTGATCGATGAATCATTGACCAACCTTGAGAGAAGTAAATTTCTTGTGTTGTATTGCAACCATGATCTTTTGATGTTCCAACACACTCAGGTATGTGCCCCCATAAATCAAGGCCAACACCTCCAGCAGCAGGATTTCCAATAAAAACTTTTACATCTGGATCTTCGTTATATGATCTTTCTGCTTCAGCACGATCTTTATCGCTAGTGCCCCCGTAGTATGTGACATGCTTGATTCCTTCTTCTGTGAGTCTTTTTGATAATATTTTTATTACATAAACCCAATTGGTCCAAATCAAAGTTTTATCTAATGGGCTTTTTGCTTTGAGGATTTCAACAACAGCTTCTACTTTTGGATTTGGTGTAATTTCTTCAATGTTGCCACCAGATTCATTTCCAGCATCATCAATTACTAGATCCCATTTAATATATCCAGAAGTGATCTGTGAAAGCCGTAGAAGTTTTGTAAGAATGTTATTCGCTGTCAATTGCTGATTAGTAGATCTTTCCATATCAGCTTTAATTTCAATGGCTAATCTTTTTTGCAAATTTATATAGCATTCACGCTGAAACTTCGACATCTCAACTTCATAAATATCATAGGTCTTATCTGGAAGTTCGGGCATTGCTTCTTTGCGTGTGATCTGAAAGCAAAGTCGTGCGAATCGCTCTTGAAGAATTGGGAGATTTTGATACCCATTAAGAATTTCTCTGTGATTTTCATCTGCTGGCAGGAACTTTCCATAGTACTTTTTGAAAGCCTTGTATGTCGTGAAACCACTAAGACCTTCACCTAGCCATTCAAGTTGTGTCCATGCGTCAAATAAATTATTTGCAATTGGTGTTCCAGTCAATCCCGAACGACTTTTACAGATTTCTCTTAGTTCAACTATACGTTTCCATCGTTTGGTTTTGTCACTCTTAATCATCTGTGCTTCATCGAGTGAACAATGATCCCATTCTACCATGCGAATTGCTTCCCATGATTGTATGACGGATCCATAAGAACAAATCACAACGGTGTATTCACAACCGTCATCTTGTTTGAACGCTTCACACATTAGTTTTACCCTATCAAGTTGATTTCCTTGCAGAACAGTCAACTTACCTGGATGCACAGCAAAGTCGATAAACTTGTTGTGCCAAGCCATTCGAACGCATTTAGGAACGATGATCAATGCACGATACATTCGAGCTTCTTTTTTATATACCTCGTGTGCTTCGTAACAAACTCTTGAAATTATCACAGGAGTTTTTCCAGTGCCTTGCTCCCCCCAATGGTTTGCACCATCTTCATGTAATGACGAAAGCAATGCAACTTTCTGTGAACTCATTAATGGTCTGACTGGATGATCAATCCAATCTTCAGGCATGTCTGGAACGATTCCGTTAAGCTTGTATTCAGCTTTGATTTTAGAATTGAAAGTCTGTTTCACAAATCTTACTAACAAATAATCATAGACATTCTTCGCGTCGTCATCAAAAGAAAGTTTATCACTTTCCCAAAGTGCGTTAGTCAGAATAGCTGTGAAGTCAGTACATGCAACAAAGTATTGTGCATTTCCCCAAGACTGGATGACTTTTCTTTCAGGAAGTCTTTGAACAAATCTTCTGTACATCCAAGATGGAGAAACTTTTCTGTCATCAGATGTAAGAGCATAGAATTCAAAAACAAATCGTTTGCCTTTATCGTCGAGTGAGATGTGAAGTTTGTCGTTACGTGCAAAAGGAATACTCGTGAACAACCTTTTTGTAGAATCACTTAATGGTTCGATGAACCTTTGTGTGATGGGGTCTATCGGGGGAGTGTTAGATATGATTTTTTGCGAGGATAATCTTAATTGTACTTTTGGCTCTGGTAAACACAATTGCATAATGTGATCCTTTGTAATATGTCCTATGTTCTTTGTACTATAAATAATGGTACTTTCTCCATTGTTTACTATTATACTCTATTTTAATTGGTTTGTCAAGTGTAAAATAAAAAACTTTTAAAACTTTTTGCATAAAAACGAAACACGAAACCTATAGCTTCGGGCTGGGAAAGGGTTTAGGATCGTGCTCCGTTTCGAAGAAGAGATTTATCTTTACGTACTTTCCTACTTGCTTGATAGTGTAGAATTACAGGTTTTGCAAACTCTACCATCACATTATGAATACAGCAATACTCACCTGGCAATTTGTAATAAGAATTTCCAACAACTTTTTGCAATGATTTTTGGTCCCAGACTTTTGGGTTGTTTTTACACTGCTGAACCCATCTTGTTACAATGTCAAATGTCTGTTCGTTGTTTTGTAGAAAAAGTGTTCCACTTAATAACTCTGTAACAGTGCTTTGAGGTCGACGATAGTATTTTGCATGACTAAACTCAAACGCTGCAAGACTACAAGTCATTTTGTTACTTAGGTTATCGTTACTTAGACTATCAAACAAATCTGGATACCTTTTAAACTCTGCATCACAGTCTACCCATATGATATTCTTTTTTGGATACTGTTTCAGCATACTTAGTAAAAATACTGGTTTGTAATTTACGTGCTTATACCAATCTCGCTGATTTTTAATTGCACTAACGTCGTATGGAATACTAAGTTTATCCATTGATTGAATAAAAGTTTTCGCAAGATCTTCGTAAAAAGTATTTTCAGTAAAATAACTTGTCACTATCCAGGGATTCATACTACCATATCCTCTACATCAAACTAACAGGTTTTGAAATATATTTTTATTTAACAGAAAAAGCTTTGGTAACTGATAGTTGTAAGTCCCAGAATCTGGGCACCCCTACCCGATTCTCTATCTTATCTCTAAGTCCTTTGTTAGTAAATACTTAAGTCGTAGGTATATATATATATATATATATATATAGTATGTCCTGAATATAGTGACATTGGGATAAGATAGAGAATCGGGTAGGGGTGCCCAGATTCTGGGACTTACAACTATCAGTTACCAACCCTTTTCCGCTAAAATGAACCTTATTTTTCAAACCTGTAATTTGTTTCGGTGCTTCATAATTGCATTAACAGCTACTAAATCTTCTTCAGTACTGATTGAAAATGAATCTATTTCAGGAATTAAAATCGTATCAAAATGTTCACCCAATCTGTTATTGCAATATCTCAGTGCATCAACGTACGTTGCCCAACAATTTCTCACTTCTTTTATTCTTGGTGAGATCGCTTTGTGTATCGGTCGTGAAAACACATGCAAATAGTCTTCCTGTGTGTTTAATTGAAAGCTATAATCATGAACAGTGCAACAAACTGCGTCACGATCAGAGCTTTTTAACCTCATAACACACTGATCAATGTGTTTTGGTGTGTTTAATGGGCTTGTTGGCTCTAATGTCACGGCAATATTATAGTCGCTTGGTAGATAATCAAGAACATACAACAAAGTTTCTTCAATTTTAGACCATTCAGTACTTATTTCTTCAGGTCGCAAGATTGTAATTAGCTTTTCACCAAACAACTCATGTCCTATCTTCAAAAACTCCATACTATCTGATGCAAGAACGACATTATCAATTTCTTTTGATTCAAAAGCGTTCTTGATTTGGTAGTATATTAAAGGCTTACCACATAAGTCTTTAATATTTTTTGATTCAAGTCGTTTTGACCCAGACCTAGCAGGTATAATTGCCAATGTTTTCATTTCAGCCCAATCCTAATTCATTAACTTGTTTAAAACAAAAAGAGAGTCCCAATAGTTTGGGGTTGATAAACAATGACTGATAGATTTCTCATGCTGCACACATGTATACCATTGTGATAAGTGGTTGAGTATTTGTTTGTAAATCTGTTCACCAGTGTTGTTTGCACCAGTGTGTTCATGGAACTCAACAGTGATCTGATCTGAAATTGGTCCAGGCCATTCGGACAATACGTTGTATTCTGCACCTTCACAGTCTAGTTTTATTACATCCCAATGGGAAACTTCAAAAATGCTACTTAGATTCGTGATAGACCTACCAATGATTTTCCAAATCTTTGCATTCTTTGGTTTCGATCCTCCAACACTTGCAAGATGATTTGCTGTACCATTACCAAATGAAATAATCTCATTCATCTGTAGATTTTCTGATTCAGGAACCAGTGCAGCATGAGTAAACTTAACTCTATCGATGAATTTCATTGGATCAACTTCTTTATCTGCATCAATACAGCATACTTTGTATCCGTTATTATGCATAGCTAATGCAAAATCAAAGTGTCTACACCCAACGTCTAAAATATAACTATTACTTTTAGGAAGTAGTGCAATTGTGTGTTCTTCAACCAATTGGAGTTTCATTGATAAAATCCTTGTGTGCTCTGAAGGTTACTGTAGGCTTGCTTCCATTTATATGATCATAAGCATTTATAAAATCAATGTTGTGTTTGATCAGTAAAACACTTGCAATGGCTTCATCGTGTCGATGCGTTGTGAAAATCTTGTCTGGTTTTTGGTCATCCCCACAAAACCATCCTTCCAGTTCTAGTTGCTCCCACTCTTCAAAAAATTTCATTGCTTTTGGATATGTAAAATCAAATCCAAAAACAGTTCCACTTATCAATGGTGTGTCTTTTAAGGAGTCCCTACTGTACCCAAGGTTATCAAGGCTCCTAGTATTTACATAACGTTGTAGGTAATCACTAGCACCCAAAAATACAACACCATGCTTTTTTACTAACTCAAAAAACTCCTGGTGAGGTTTAACCAAGTAGGCTGAAGAATCAGACCAGACAATCGTAGTAAATCCACGATTTATAGCATCACGAATAATATGGAGTTTGAAACCATATGGTGACACACGATGTGGCCGATTTTTATTTGGGGGTTTATTCCAAATAATATGTGGGCAACTATAATGTGTACATCGTGCTCGTAGTCTTTCAATGAGCTTTAAGTAAATTCCACGGTCAGCGTAACTCAACAATATGTTTTTATGATGATTATTCATTTAGAAAATCCAAATTATAAACATTACTCACTACAGTTGTCCAAGGTCTAACAACTTTGTAGTCATAACGATATTTAAAACTTGGTAAAACTGTTTCATATTGATATCCACCTTCTTCAGTATCATGCACTATTAAATAGTCAGCGTTGTTTGTAAGCCTCTTAATATCTTCTTTTCGTCGTTCACCCGGAGCATGATCAACTAAAACTATATTCCATCTGTGTTCGTCGATCAATGCACATTCTTCCCATTTATGCACCCATTGAAACTTATGCAAATCAGTTTGTAAGTGTTCAAAGTTTTTAATCCAGTCTTTCTTTTCCTCAAGAGTAAATACTTTACGCTTAGTGACTCTACTAAACATGCTTAAAGCATAACTTGAGTAATTACCACACCCCATTTCAAGGATAGGGCCATCTAATTGACTAACTCGTTGAAGCATTGCAGTGACTACTGGTATGTGTGTTGCGTAACAGTCCATTATTTACTTTCATTAATTAAAGTGCAGAAATCCCATCGGTATTTACGAATGATTTTAATGTCCTGTTCACTAAGAATTTGCATTAACACTGATTCAATTTTTTCCCAGTTCGGAGATGTGTGACCTGGACGAACAGAGTGACAGTCTGACATATCCTTGGCTTTAACAACATTTGGCCAGCATGATCTGTCGATACGATCTACTGGAGGTCCACCACGACGATCAAACTTCTGACACTTGTCTGGATACCCACTCCATGCTTTGATTTTTCTACCAAACATTTCTTCATCAAAGCACCATATTCTCATGCCATCTACTTGAGAACTCAAGTTGTCCCTACGAAATATGTCACTTAGGCTTTCTTCTATACTATTTGGATTTGACGGTTGCATTACTTCTCGCCAAGTCTTAGCCTTCGCACCAACGTAGCAAAGAGGGTAGTGTGATCCGCCATAAGCATTAGCATAATCAAGATGAACATCATATGACATATTTTGTTTATTGAAAAAGTCTTTGCTAAGTGGGATCATATCCATGTCACTTGTCATTAAGTACATGTCGTCATGATACATTGGTAGGCAAGAAGCATACATACGAGCGTTCTGTGCAATCGTGGATGATTTGAAATTGTCAACCTTGTCTATAAAGTATATCTCTGCATTGTATGATCTAGCAAAATCAAGAGAATACTTTTTCACCGGGTCGTTCAACCAGTTAGTTATATCATCAGCAATAAGTATCACAGGACAAAATCCCATATACTTTTGCCATAATATAGAAACAATACCCATAAAGAAAAAGTAAGTAATGCTTGCATCAACAGCTAGTACAACGCGTTTCTTGTTTATGCATGCGTTTTCTAAGTTCAAATGCGAAAAGTTTTGTGCAGTGTATGAATCTTTTTCAGCATGATCTATTGCACTAATAATATCTTTGCAAGGGAGTTTACGTATCTCACTATACCATGTTTCAAAATCACATCTTGCTGTTCCCATAAAAGGAGTGCATGTATCTATTATAGATGCTGGTTCAACCTTTGGTAGATCGAACGCACCTTGATGTGGAAATCTCACTGAATGAAAAGCTGAATGGTTTTTAAGAATAGGCCATACATGGTTTTTCAAAAAGGTTTGATCTGCACCATGCTCATTGAGTTTTCTACCATAATTATGTCGTTGGATTAACTCATCAACAGAATTACATTTAAGTTTAGCTTTTGCATCTTTAGCCTTAAACCCAATCAACCCACCGAGCATTGGGCATGAGTGTGCTGGGTTGTCTTGTACACAGTGTAGTGATCTATTAGATGCTATAAACAGTTCTTGCATTGCATGTTCACGATGTGTCGGGGAATGATCGGTGTCTCTGCAAAACAGATAATCTACTTCAGGATCGAACAGTGGTTCCAGTCTCCACATCATCGCTCTTGCAATGTCTGGATTTGTACCCATGAATTTGAGCTTGATCAATCCAGCATTTGCTAAACGTAAAATCACTCCACCATAATAATTATTGTAAAGACTCTCATCATGATAAATCCAAAGTTCATAGTCTGGAAACAAACATAGATATCCCCACACAGAATGCTTTAAGTGTTGCCAATAGTATCCTGGTCGACATGCATGCTTCTTGTGATTAAATACCGCTAGGCTTATTACTTTTTTCATAAATTGAACTCTTCACTATCAAAGTAGCTTGATTTTATCTTCTTCTGGTAATCCTCTGGGTAGTCAATATCATCGGTCTTGTCTGTAATCAATGTTCTAAACCATCGATCTGTCCAATCTTTGTCAATTGGGATTCCTACCAATGATCTGTAAAGCTCCCATGTAGACCCAAGGCTACTTACATTTAAGATGTTGTTAATATTGTCGATAACCTTTTGATACATAACGTTGGTAAATCTAAAACAGAAGTGTTCGTCTACGGATCCATAGAACTGAAAGGATTTATTTAGCCCAGGCTGCATGCAAGTATCAAAGCACTTCTTTGTGAAAATAACATCTCCTGGTATAAACGCAATTTCATCTTGTGTGTCCCAATGTTCAAAGGAACTTTTAACAGTATTCAAAAGCGTCGTATGATTTTCAGGAAATATACACTTTTTGAATTTGCTTTTTATTTCAGGTCTATGAGTTAAAATGTTATATCTGTATCCTAAGTGCTTAAGCATTCGTACTTGCCTCTGCAATACAGATGTGCCTCTCACCTGTTGGAGATGTTTTTCAGCACCATTCCATCGTTCTGCTTTTCCGCTTGCTAAAATAAATACTTTCATTTCGGAAACCCTAAGCCCTTTCTTCTACTGTAAGTTTTGCCATCATCTTTGCCCATTTTAGAATTCATTCGATACAATTCATCTTTTGAATTTTTACCTCCCGACCAATCATGCTGTACAATGACTCTACTATCATAATGAACTTTGTTCATTGCACGAACAATATCAGTAAACTCATTATCACAGAAAAAGCTTTTATAATCTGGATGATATACATATCCGATGGTTTCATACAGTTTTCTCCCGATAATCGAAAAAGTTATTGTGTTGTCTTTTCCACAGTATCCATCATTGAAATGTAATGCACCATCCATATCTGGAAAATGATTTCGCATAGATTTAATAATAGCTTTATCAAATCCAGGAGTAGGTATCATGTCATCAGAAACAAGAACCAAAATATCCCAATCTTTTTTAAGACTAATATCCGCATTGCATGCTGCAATTTTGTTCTTATGATTACCATAGAAGTATGAAAGGTTTTCTACCCTATCCATGCTTTCCCTCATCCAAGGGTTGTTCATCATTTCATCATTTTTATTTAAAGTAATCACAAACTCAAATTTTGTTGTTGGATGCATCAAGCAGTAGTATTTACTCAAGGTAGATTTAAACCAAATTGGTCGCATCATCGTAGGGTATTTAAATAGGATTTTCATTTCAGGCTTAGCTCGCAAAATAATAGTAAATCGTGCCTTCAATGTATTCTTCTGTATTTAAAACTGGGTAAGCCTTCATTGAAAAAATACTATCTTCACCATGATTTTTATTTGGGAACCCAACCTTCAAAGCAATGTCACGGCGTATTGCATTCAAATGGTTTGGACACCTATAGTATATTTGATTCTCTTCAAACCAATGATCATATTTAAGTGAGTGTATAAAAATCTTTTCAACTCTTTTTCCACGTTCAGTCATCGAAATCTCACCTTGCAGACTACAACAGTCTGGGTTGGTTTCAACAGCTTTTAGTATCTTTGAAACATAATCATTACTGACTAAATCATCGTCATCAACGAATGCAACATAATCCCCAACAGCTTGCTTTAATAATCTATTCCTCTTTACACCAGTGGTTAAAGTACCATCATCAGACTTGATTAGTATTTCAACATTAGAATCATCTGTAATTTGAGGCCGTAAAACATCTAATAGCTTTGCTAAGCTCTCCTGTCTGTTATATAAATGGCATATCAGTATTGATAATTTCATAGTACTATTGACTCCAAGGATTCATATGAAATAAACTCATTAAGACTGCTGATATTGGAATGTGAGATTACTTTTATACAAGTTTTGCTCTTCAAGATATTCAATGCTAAGATAAAGTTATTAACATACAGATTGAAAGAATTTTTACTTATCTTTCTGTTATGGTATTCATCATGGTAGTGACATTTCTTACCGGCTGTCATATCAAAACCAAGTAAATGAATCTCAGTATATCCCAGGAGAACAGCAAGTTGCAGACCACAGAACCCACTGTTATATCCTGTCTTGAAATTACTAAACGAAAAACCAATGCCTTCAACATCAGCGTTTCGAATAACCATATCCATACAGAGTAGATTATAAACAAACCCTGTTCTTACATTCTTGAAGATACCGTTTTCCATTTTCATTGTGCGATGATTTGGATTTGTAACCAATACCCAAGTTGTCTGTACGTCTTTGAAATATCCTGTCTGAACTTTTTTGAATACACTTGAATCTGCTGTGATACAATATGTTGGATCAGGGACATCCAATGCAGCGACATTAATGGCAATAGTATCTTTATCTTTCAATTTTGAAAAATCAAAGTTTATCAGACTTCCACCACCACCAACAATGTATACAGGATTACGATTCATATTAGTGTCCTTCTAAAGCATCTAGCCTTTGAATAAAAGCTTCCAACTGCCCATTTGTTATATTAGCCTGCTGATCTTTAACAGGAAGGGATTTAAGTTTAAGCTTACCTTTACGAACTTTGATATCATGTACATGTCGTTTAATAATTCTTGGTTTATCCCTCGTAATATCCACCATGTCTTCAATATCACAAGCTTCACCCTCCATCACAGCTAAATGGGGTTTCGACCATCCTTGTATACTGAACTGACTTGGGCTACATGGGCCTGTCCTGACTATGTTTCCTGTAACTTTGTTATATAATACATATTTCATTTTCGGGTTTCTCTCAAAAATATTCTACTGTTCAAAGCTTTTGCCCCTGAACCACCTTCACTCGTAACTTGTAACGAATAATTATAAGTGCCTATACTAGGAGCAATATCTACATATGGAAATGTGATCTGTATATTACCAATCAACCATCCAGAAGGTTTAAGCTCTAAAATCAGAGTGTCACTTACTCCATCATTTCGATATAAGCGAACATAGGTATAATAAGCTGTCGAATTTAAAAAGAACGCTGCCCATATTTCTACATTACCACCTGTAGTAGTGATATCTGCGTCGGCTACCGTAACAAAACTAGGGAATGCAGCAAGGTCTTGACTTGCGGATGTGAAACCGGAAATTATAGTTGTAACAGCTTCATCATTTATCGTTTCTGTCGTGATTGCTTTCGCAATTATTTTATCAGTACGAATAGTTCCAGCGAGCAAAACCCCTGCATGCATTAATTGCACGCCATTGGCTGGATGAATTGCATCACCATCATTTACTGCCATCAACCAATTATTTGCTGCAATCGCAACATCAATGTCATCAGTATCTCTGAACGTCGTTGTGAAATTCGGGTCCCAATAAATAAACTCCTTGGTAGTATTATCCGCAGTTATGCTATAAGTTGTTCCTTTTAGTCTGAACAAAATATCATTGGCGACATTCGTCGCTGCCCATGAAGCAGTTCCTGCACTCCCTGTATGTGCCCAAGTAAGATTACTTGTCCAAGGGATATCCATAGATGCTTGGGGGACTGCTGCATTTTTAATTATAGTCTGAACATCAAATCCAGATATAGGATCTGCTAATTTATTATCAGATGTTGCAGGTGTATAATCTGGATAATCAACTGTCGGGGTAGTACTAAAAATATCAAATAGAGATGCATCGTATTGTTCAAAGACCATTGAAAATGTGTGATCAGGATTCCACGTTTTGCTAATCAGTCTTCGTTTTTTCAACTCTGTTGTAGATCCAACAGCAACAATGTCTTTTCTAGATACTGCATCTGTTAGCCCTGTAGTTAATGTCACGACCTTACTGGCAACAGAGTCTATAGTATATTTAGTTGTTGTCACTGCCCCACTACCAGGAACATATGAACGAATGTAAAGTTCTTCTCCTGCTGTTGCTGTCACTATACGATCTAAAGTTATATCAACACCTGTTGAGCTGTCTGAATCCTCTATACGATAACTCTCACCCCAGTTTGGTTGGGTCACTTGTACATTAAAAACTTCACCAAGTTTATACATCAATGCATCTTTATACATTACGCATTCATTTATTTCAAGCACAAGCTGATTACGCTTTAGTGTAAACGCAGCAACAAATGTAGCAAGGGCTCTATTTTTTATTCCAATCCCAAGAACATTAATCGTGTTTGAATAATTTCCTGAATCCTCGTTTGAGTATGGCCACTTAATTACTTTGTATCCACGATCTTCGTCTTGATAAGTAACATTGATTGTGCCAGCTTTATTAGGAGATGTCATCCATTCCTGTGTCCAAGAACCATCTATAATTATGTCACTAGTAATTATTTCTAAATCACCAGTGACTGTAGTGTCAAGCCATCCAGATAAAGTTGTTCCTTCCCAAGTTAAATTTGCTCTACCAATTACTGCTATATTATAAATAGTCGACCAAAGCTCAGCAGCAGCATCGAGAATATGACTACACGGTGAAACAGATATAGTCCCACTATTTCCATCATCAACTTTATTATCACATAATAAAGCCCAGTCATAGAAAAATGCAGTGTCTAGAGAGCTTGGCTGAAATCCTTCATAAGCTTCAACAGCCCATGGTGTACCACTTCCATCTCCCGTAATAACGGGTTGCGTCAACATATTCCATGCAACCCATGCACGATTATTATTATATTCTAATGTCCATGATGTCCCATTATATCGTCGTAGTATTTTATCTTCTCGAACGCATTTAACATCAATACTTCCACTAAGTAAATTTGATGCCCGAACAACTAGTCCTAATAAAACTTTACCTGGATGCGTGAATGCAGTATTAACTACACCTCTATATGATCGTAGCCTTACTTCATCCCCAAATCTACATTTACTTTGATCAGCAGATTCTTTTGTTACGCGCAATGAATATTGCTTAGTTCTATCTGGTGTAAACCCTAAAGCTGATTCTGTTGTTGAATAGCTTACGTAATAAGGCTCTAATTGGTTTTTTCTGATAAAAGTATCAATAAGCGTTGTCCAAGAACCTGATCCTTTTACTGCTATATCGACTTTGACATCTATATTCGTCCATTCTTGATCACCACTATCATCAAAATAGTATATTCCGCGATCAAACCCTAATGTAAATTCGATTTCATCGAAGCCCTTACGTGGCAAATCATATGTCACAGCCCCACCATCATGGGTGATTTCATTAGAAGTTCTAATTTCTATTTTTTCGGTTTCAAACCCTGTCATTGCGGTTTGAAGATTTGTCCCTTTTCTGTCTTGTATAGTGACGTCATCATAGTGATCAGATGTCTGGTTATTAATATAGATCTTATCTAAATCAACTCCTTCAACTGGTCCTTCTCCATAGCAAATCTTCATGTATAGAATTTCATTCTCACTAGCATCGACGCTAGTCCATCTCGAAACAATGTTACCGTGATGCATATTTTTTCCGTATGCTAACGGAACTGCAATACCTTCTCTTTGTGTTATTCTTGGGTCCCACCCAAAAGATTGATTTAATGTGCCATATTCTGGAGCTGCTGGTGGCCCAGTCCCAAAAAGCAAACCTCCTAGATAGTTAAGTGCATAAGCAACTGCAAAATACTGAATAGCGTAAACAACAAAATACAAACTAAAAATCCAAAGCCCAGGGTATGGTTTTATGATTATTTCGGACCCTACACGAACCCATGTAGTTACTAGTCTATCATTAGGATAGATTCTACCATTTAATGTTAATTCTGCTTCAGGTAGATGTGATGCATATTTTTGGCGTATATCGAGCAGCGTACATGGCGTGTATTTTGCATCAATAATCACTGGGAGTAAATCAGAACTTGGATCTTGAAATACTGATATTTTAATTGTAGTCTCTTCTCTATGTAACATAATAACCTTTTACGAAGGGTGCAAATTCATGATTCAACGAATCGAGTCTTATGTAACTTGGTCCGCGCCGATAAGCAACATGTATGAAATGTAAACAGTCTGGATAAACTATTCCTGCATGCCAATTATTATCAGGGGTATTGAATACAACTATTGATAACAAAATGGGGGACACACCCATATTACGCATCCCCCAAACTGAAGGAGCCAATGACAAACCAAGCAATTTACCAGCATAGTGACAAAACGACCAACATATAGGAAAATCGTCACTATGTTTGTATTTTGTTCCAACAAGATATTTTATATCCAACATAATTAAACTTAAACTTCCATAGATGAATTATCAAGTCCAAGAAATCCACCCCAGCTTTCTGCATTACCCTTGGTTAAGCAATCTTCATAAGTGCCAGTGCATGTTGTATCCCCTCCTGTATACTTACAACGTGACTTTTTAAACAATGTCGGTGTTGCATACGGACAAATACTACTTGAATAATCACGTAACGGAATTCTTTTCGACATTGGGTTTGGTAAACCTAATGTAAAATAAATCCATTCTGAATCTACTTTACATCGTATACTTTCAAAATCTGCTTCTAATGCAGGTATTGATGTGGACAAGTAATCATTATTGACTTTTATCAATTTGATTGTGCCACCATCTGCACCACCAGTTTTTTGAACCAAATCATAGATCGTTGAATTTAAAGATGAAGTTCTTAAGATTACTGTAGGTATACTTCCACTACTATTCACAGCACGTGCTGAAACCCCAAGATTGTCTGCTGTATACTTTTGACCATTATATGTAACGTCTTCATTGTTTCCAACAGCATACACAGTGGACTCTGGAGAAACAGCAAGCTGAACCATCCACAGCCAAGTATTCTTATCCATTGGATCAAGTAGAGATTCTCTGAAGTCGTTTGGTAGTGTTGTCGGCATAATTTATTTCCTCGGTTGTTTTGATGTCCCTTTGTTACCATGACCTCCACCACTACCATCTCGTCTTGGTGTCCCTCCACATGATCCTTGTTTCAGTGATTTTGCACTACTTGGTTTCGTTGCCATTGTATTCTCCTTTTATGTCATTTCTACTTTTTTAATTGTTCCCGCTGAATTATAGCAAAGATACACAGCATTAGAATCATCCGTGTCTACCCAGAAACAACATTTACCAGCAGGCAAATCGTCGGTATCTAACACAGCGTCTTGACTGTAAGTTTTAATCCCCAAGCGGCCTACACTATCCCAAGAATGAAATGTTCCTGATGTAGTTATTTTAATAGTGTCTTCTGTTGGTGATGTCCCTACAAAATCCTCCGGTTGTCATTTATGGTGTTTCCCATGTTGGGGCTGCTGCACCATGTGCTGTTAACACTTGTCCGGCTGTTCCTGCCGTGAGCACTACCCAATTAGTGCCATTGCCATACATGATATTCCCTACGGTAGGATCGCCGCTTAAAATCTCAACTGATTCAACTTGCAACTTACCTGCACTTTTTCTGGATACAGTCGTGTCTGTGGCGTGGCCGAGTTCGATTGTGCCTTTGGCATATAAAACATCTTTAACGTACGTATAACCAGAATCATCAAAGTAAATCCGATCATTGAAGTACGCTATGGCCTCAACTTTAGTATCAAACTCTATTATCTGAGCTGAAGACACTCTGATCGTTGCAGTAGAACCAGAGGTGTTAATTATATATGGGAAGTCTGTAACAACTGTTCCATCCCCGTACTTCTGAATACCACCAACAGTTACCCATTCGTCAGCGACCAGTAGTGGTACCATATTAGAAAGGAACGCCACACTGACAGCGGCTATGCTTGTAGGGGCAATACCACCTACTTGCTTTACATCCATGCTATAGACGTACCATTTCTCGTCAGTGATTGCGATGTTGTTACCAGCTGTTAGCCAACAAGTTGAACCAGTGGTGAGTGCAATTTCTCCACAAGTAGAATATAATTTACCATCGTCTACGGTCGTAATATCTGTTCCATAACCAGTCAATGGCCACGGTCCTGGCCCAGCGAATGACTCATTGAATACAGATACATAATCAGCATCAACAATTTTGTTCCTATATGGGATTGTGAATAAATCACTATCACCACCATCAGCAGCACCAAAATGATCTCGGTATGAGTGAACTATTGCACCAGTTATTTTTCCAGAGATGCTTGCTGCTCGATACACGTCTCTGCTGGAGGTTGAATCCACGCTGCTTGCTGGAGTAGACACATACGAGCAGTTATACTCAGACACAGTTGAATTGACTAAGACAATGTCTTCCATGTTTCCATCACGGAACACCACACCAGCAGCGTTCTTGAAGTACATATTTGACGTTGTATAAGAGGAGCCCTCAATTGTCACTGGTGTGACATCTGCATTTTGTTCAGTCCATAGGTTGTTGAATGTTAGGGCTGTGTATGGACCTTGATATCCGTCAACGAAGACAGCAAACCCATCGCATCCCTGAATAATGCAATCCGTAAAAGTGGTCTGTCCTGTGGATACAGAAGAACCGTTGTTGTTGATATACACAGCAGCTTTAGTCATTGAATTGAACTGGCAACCAATGATTTGATCATTACCAACATGCTGCAAAGCGCTTTTGGTTTCAGCAAAATAACCATACTCTGAAGTTCCGCCACCTCGGAATACGCATTCCAAGAGTTTGCAGCCAATATTGCCCCAAGGCTTATAGAACCCCTTAATACATCCTACAAAGTTGCAACGATTCAGAATCATTCTGCCGATATTTTGGTAGGAGTCATTGACTGTTTCGTCACCAACAATAAAACCATTCTTGTCATAATTCCCCCAGAATACCACATCATTAATAATCGTAGGAGCAATCCAGCTTGCATATGATGTAGCTCTGTCTGTCCATGCCCACTCATCAGCGTTTTCTGCTTCAATTCTAGATGGGCCATCTGGTGCTGGATTTCCTTCACCACCACCACCACAACCCTGCACCAAGAGTTGTCCTGTGGTATGTATTACAGAGGCTCGATAAGATGTCGACAATAGATGGACAGGCACACCAAGATTAACAGCAATATTGAAAGCGGTTGTCATTACCGTTGTGCCTGGTGTAGTATTTGTTGCCCACCAATCAGGGTATACATATTCAACTTGAGAGAATGAACCAAAATCAGCTACAGTGGAAAAGCCAGAGAACACTTGATACCCACCTGCACTGAACGGGCCGTTGAACGTGCATGTATAGGTTGACGCCTTTGTAATCATTCCGCCCTTAGTTATCTTTACAGCGAGCGTGGATGGGAATGTTGCCGAGGCCGTAAGAGTTTGGGCATTTGGAATCAAAAGTGTGCCTTCTGTTGCTCCAATTGCCGTAATCGCAGCAGCAATGTTCGCGTAGTCTCTCACGTCGAAGAATGCCTTTGACTGCGACTGCCAATCGGTTCCGTCCCCTGTGATTTGATGCCCAAGAGTTGGAGTCAGTGCTGCAATGTCGTCAAGGTCATCATCCCAAGCCTGTACATCTGTTCCAATTGCTACACCAATATTTGTACGTGCTGTGGATGCATCACTCGCTCCTGTACCACCATCTGCAACAGGTACATCTGTTCCATCCGCACTATAGACCACTTTACCTTCAACACTCAATAAACCGCTAGAAGCAGATAGAGTATTTTCTGTTGCGTGTCCCAGTTCGATGGTTTTACTAGCTGTGAGAGTATTTGTAACAGTCAATGGGCCTGCAAAACTTTGATGGAATCCCACTGCTGTATGCTCAATGTTCAAATATGCATTGAGTTCAGTACCCCATGTATTCATACTTTCACCAACTGTTGGCAGCGTAGCCATGATTATTTCTTTCCAGTGACAAGAACTTGATGTATTCTAAAAAACGCAGGGCTAAAATCATCGAGCAATTCACTGTAGATCAAAGCCGTTGTTAAGACCTCACGTTGCCACTTAGTTAATGTAAATTCAACTTTCAACTCAGATGCAATTTTCTGATCAAATGTAACCTGGTTCTGGCCATTCTGTCCAGGTACTTCTCTTAGTTTAATGTCTATCTTCTCACTCTCTGTTATGTCGAAACGATCAAGCATATCTTTTTGGTCTTTAATCTTCGCTACTGTTCTCACCTGGAACTTAGTAAAAATATCTCTAACAGCTAATCTCTCCATTATATTTAGTGTTAGAGTTTTTACGACTTTGCTTTTCACTACATCAACAGATTTTGATTCAATTTTCTTTGCCATGATACTCAGCCCTTAATAAATAATACTTAACTTCCTGCACCACCATATTTTCCATCACCATAGATTCCGTAGCCATAACAACCAGAACATATAGTAGTGTCAGTATACTGTGTTAAACTCCTTGTAACATTCCAAGAATTTATATCATTATTTGCTTCAAATCTCTGTGGACCATCAAATTGTACATCGTAGTATTTTAAGTCATCAGAATTTAGCCAATAAAAACTTGTAGACTTATTTGCTTTGTAAAAGTCCTCTAACAGTACCTTTGAAGCATCATTAATATTTTTAATTGTATGACTAAATGTTATCGCATCAAAAGTCCTTGTTGTAACTGTAAACGTCCTACCAGAATCAAATAAACCTTTAGATGTTGTACTAGGTTGTCGAGACTCTTTCCAACCATCTGCTAACTCTTCTTGATTCAATGTAGGATGTGTATTCATAATTAACTCGTAGTAGTAAAGTCTTGTGTCGCAGACCAAAGATTTGCTTCACCTAGAGCAACGAATTCTGGTGGACCATCAAATGAAACAGTATGAATAGTTAATGTTCCTGGATGAGTCCAGTAGAATTCTTTCTCTCTATTTGCAATATAAAATGCTAACAGTGTCACTTTGTCTGTATCAAGAAGTCTTGGAATATTAAATTGAAATGAGATAGGATCAAACACACGATTTGCACCTTTAAATTCTTTTCCTGTTAATCTTGATGCAGTAAGAACAGTATCATCTTGTAGAGACTCTACCCATTGATTCACTGATCCTTCTTGCGATAGTGTTGGATAAGTATTAACCACCTTGTGAAACCCCTCGAATCTTTGAACGAACAGACATATTACTATCAGCAGCACCTAGCCACACTTCAACAATTCTTGCATCGCTTTCTAAATATGTTTGTTGTTTTGTGGCTACCAATGGCTGCCCTTCATAGTGTAGCTTCAGTGAAAAGTCTCCACCATTTAATTTGTTTCCAACACCACTAAAAGTTTCCCCTTCATGTACAACTGCCCATCCGGTTTTCTCAACAGACCCACCACTCGCAAGTGTAGGTTCTCCTGTTGTTGTATTAATACCATCGGAAGAGTATCCACCACTATCTCCACTTACATTGTCATTCCCACCTCCACCATTAAGTAAATAGTTACCAGCCAGGGTAAACAATTGTTTACCAAAACTTGCGGTAGCCCCAGCAGCGGCTTCTGTGAATGGTTTTACAAGAGCAATTCGAATTGCTTCATAGTACACTTCTTCAAGCATATCCATGACAGAGTCTTTCCAATTACCCCAGTCTTTAATCATGTTCATTGTACTTTGTTCCATAATGCCTTGAAGACTTGTTTGAAAATCCTGGAATTTTGCTAATGTTTCCGCAGTAAATCCATCATATGCATCACCAACTTCATCACTCATATTTTCAACAGCTTGCGGAATATCATCCATGATATTTAACAATCCAACTGTCTGAGATTTTAAGTCTGCAACAATCTCAAATGCAGGATCACTAGGTTTGAGTTTCTTAGATATGTTATTAAGCCAGAATATGAAAGACTCCATATCACTTTTAGCTTGATTTATATTCGCTGACCATAGTTCGGAAAAAGCTTGACCCGTCGCTCCTTTTACTACTTTACCGAGTTCATCAATCTTAGATATAAACTCATCAGCTTTTAGAATCGGATTATTGAAAGTATTACTAAGTTTCTTTTCTAGTTTATCAAGCATGCCATAAGTACCTGAAAACCCACTAGCAAAATTATCAGAAATATTAGTATTTCCTAAAGTTAGATTCTTTAGAACATTAACTATTCCAAGTGTCACACCTATCACATCTTTTGCATAGTCTACAAGGCTTCTTGCCATATGACTTAAGGCTTCTTGCCAAAACTTCTGAAAATGTACAAGAAACTTATTAAATACTGATGCCATCTTATTCCAGGCTTCAGAAAAAATCTCAACAAATGATTGAAGCACATCACGCATGCCCCCAAAATTAGTTCTCCACACTGTTGCTATAGAGTATATTCCAGCAGCTATAATTGCAATAATCGCAACAATAGGAAACATCCCAGATACTAATAAGGTAACTGATACTATAGCAGCTTTAATAAACAGAATTGCTTTAATCAACAAGCCCATAGATAATAGGACAGGCCCAACAGCTGCTACAAAGATTCCCCAACTTATAATTGATTTCTTAGTAGAGTCATCTAATGCAATAAACCACAATGTGACAGTCTTTATAATATTCCCAATTTTGATCATTGCTGGTTGAAGTTGCTCACCTATATCTTCCTTCAAAGCTATTAAGTGGTTCTTAACAATCGTCATTTTATTTGCAAAAGCTACTAATTGTTTCTCAGCTACATTCTTTGTAGTTCCACCAGCTGCTTTCAGATCTCTGTGATATCCTCTTATTGCTTTTGACATACCTAATAACGGTGTAATAGCTTTTTGACTACGGGCTTCAAACCCAAGTAAATCAAGCTGCATGGCTTTAGATTCAGGTGATAAATTTGACATTGATTTCGTCAAATCTTCAATGATGTCAGCCATATCTCTATAATTTCCATTCACGTCGAATAGATCAACATTTGCAGCTTTCCATGCTTGACGATTGTCTCGAAAGCCTTTAGTCATTAGTCTAAGCATTCTGCCAAACATGTTTCCAGCTTCCTCTGCTTTGATTCCCTGATCTGCATATGCAGATAAAACTGCAACCCCTTCCTCCACCTGAATGTTCATAAACTTCATCGCAGCACCTGCATCGGATGTCAATGCCTTCGCAAATTGTTCAGTTTTGGCATTAGCCAATGAGTTTGCCTTTACAAGTACATCAGTAACTCGTGTAAGGTTTGTTAAATTTTGTTGAGAATCCTTAACAGTTAAACCTAAGGAGCTTTGTGCATCTGTTGCAAGATCTGTAGCTTTTGCCATATCAAATGCACCAGCAGTCGCGAATGCTAAGACTTGAGGAAGTGCTGCAATTGATTGTTCAGCGTCTAAACCAGCAGATGCCAAGAAGAAATATGATTCAGCCAATTCACTTGATGACTTAACCCCCGTCAATGAAAGACTTCTTGCGGTTGCACTCATCTCTTCTTGCATACCGCTAGATACATTACCCATTATTGCTAAACTTTCAGTCATTTTTAAATCAAACTCACTGAAAGCTTTCACAGAGCTTCGAGCCATCAAAGCTAATGGAGCAGTGATATAAAGTGACATACGCTTACCTGCAGACTCAAACTTTGCCGCAGTTACTTTCAGCCTTTTCTCAATACTTTTTGTAGTACGAATATATTGATTAGCATCGAGCTTCAGATGAACTAATAAATTTCCAAGATCTAAGCCAAAGGCCATGTTTACACCTATTGTATGGTTGTGATTATTACTTTTTAATTCCGAGCCATGATGCAATACTGCTTTTCATACTTTGTAATTTCTTTTGTCGTGATACTGGAGCTGGTTTTTTAAATTTAACTAGATAATCATCGAGCTTTATATTCTTTGGGTTCTTCACATTTGCTTGTACAAATACTTTTGCTATCTGTGCAAGAAAATAATCCTCTCGATGAAACGCGTTTATGTCATCATCAAGATACTGCATCCAATCGAGAAACTCTGTACTAGTCGTCTCATCCTGACAACGCTGCTTCGACATATGCAAATGTGAAGCAAGGCGATGCCAGTTAAGAGTTTCTCCATTTAGTCGTTTCCCGATTCATCACCATCAGCACCTTTATTTAAATTTGACATTGCACTTGCTTTGTCAAAAATATCACCAACTAAACCAGCTGGCCAATCTTGAATCGTAGTGATTGGAACTTTCATATCATTTTCATCTTTCAAACAAAGAGCAAGCAATCCACCTTGCAGATTATCATAGCTTGACAACCCTTGTGTCTTACCCGCGTTGTTAAATTTCAGTTTTGATCCAACTGAATTCAGATATGTATCACGCTCTTTACCTGTAAGCTCATTAATTGTATACTTTTTAGAACTACCATCAAGCTGTTCAATCTCAATCACTTCTGTTTTCAATTTCAGTGTATATGACATACCAGCCCTTTCAATTTATTGTTTATGCTTCAATTTATTTATTATTTATTGTTTATGCTTCAATTTATTTATTATTTATTGTTTATGCTTCAATTTATTTATTATTTATTGTTTATGCTTCAGTCATCACTGGAGCAGTTTCAGTTCCACTGGCATTTTGATTTCCTGGAATGATCTCAACATCTGCCATTGGCTGTGTTCCTTCAGTGTGTGTATTCGGAGTGAAACTTTTAACATGTCCCCAGAATGCAAACGTCGCTGTGTCTGGTAATGTAATTGTCATAAGCTGTCGATCATTGATCATTGCACTCATTTCGTCATATAGTGCAGGGTCCCAAGCTACTGAGAGTCCACCAGCTAAAAGAGTTTTCAACTGTCGTTCTGCAAAAGTTCTCCACGTCGAATTTCGCATCGTCGTCGTATCAATGGCATCTCCACCATCAATCCCAGGAATAGTCACTTCTTTTTCATGCATCACCAAAGTCAATACACTTGCGCTAGATAATTCAGAAGAAGAAAAAGATATAGTGGTTTGATAACCATCAGTCATAATAGACATATTATGTTGCCTTTCAATTAGTTAGTTCTTTGATTGTTACTAAAAAATTCACGGTAAAATTGGATCTCCTTTTTGCTCCAGGGTCTGTTCCCATGAATGCTATTGGAGTTGTTCTTGATATATTTTGAATCAAGTATTCTAAAGATCCAATTGTTATACTTGCAAATCTTACTGCATCAAGTGCAGCAGCAACATTTTCAATCTTTGTATATGCTGCTGCTTGCGTTTGTGATCTTAATCTTAATTGAATACCTTGATGCTGTATAATACCACCATCCATATATTTGCCATCAGTGACTCCGCCTGTATCATACACTGCACCACAATTAGTTTTTATTTGATTTCCATCTGGCAGTGATGCTGTGTATAATGGCCATGTTGTTTCATCGGATGGATCGGACATTGTACCAAGTGTTTCAATTATATACTGTGCGATTATACTTGCAGGTGACCTTTGCAATACTCCCGTTCCTTGAGCAGTTATAGCAAGAGATTTTAAACTGAAAACTCCACTTGACATTGCAGCAATTAAATTATTTTCACCGACACTCGTACCAACAGGAACTCTAGATGCCGCGTGTAAATTAAACACACCACCCGTCATTGCAACCATAGAGTTATTTGATCCAACTATTGTATTACTCATTATAGCACCGTAATAGTTCGATAAGGTGTAGTCTGTGACAATGTCATTTCCAAAATAGCAGTCGTTCCATCATCTACATCGAGTAACTGATAAGTACTTGTTTCACCAGTTTTGAGTTTCCAATTACCTGCACACCACGATTTCATAATCACATCAAGATCTTCAATCTTAGCGAGTAAGTTTTCACCAACTGGAATATGCAAACTACCAGACTCTTTTGCATAGACTCTATAGGCAACATTCCGCGTCCATACTGCTGAAGGTAAAGACAGTTGCCACCCACCATCACCATCACTATATGTTCCAGCACCTGCAAGAGCTTCAGCCGCTTGCCACGTAGTATCAGATCCTCTATACCATTTACCTGCATTTATTCCATCTAATGCTTTTAGGTAAAAGTTTACAGTACCTGTTATGATTGGACTTCCACTTGCCTTTGCAACCAAAGGCAGTGAAAGTATATTAGCTTGTCCACATAGTACATCCATTTTATTACCCTGTCACAGTTAAGACGATACTTACTTGCAGAGTGTCACCAGAGACTAAAAATCTTTCAACAGACAACGCAACCGCAAGAACTAGCTTTCCAGTGTCATCAATTGTTGTCCCGAGGAATGCATGTGTTGCGCCATTCCATGTTCCTGATGATGTAAATGTTTGAGTGAGAGATGTGATTTTCCAATCAAGAGTCCCTGTGGTAGCAGAAGCCCAATCAGTACCATCAGATGCAATTGTGTTTCTTGCATAGCCATCAGCGACAGCCAATTCAGTAAGATCAGCAAGAGATGCATCTTCAGCAATTGAAGCATCTTCGCATAATCCTAAGTAAAAACTTGCTGGAACTGATTGTTCCTCAGTAAATGCAGTTTCAAGGATGTATTGTAAACCTTCTTGACATACTTCATCAGACATAACAATGCCCCTTTATATTTTAGTTATCTTCTGTTTCATTTGTACGTGTATTTCTTCTTTGTATAATTTTGTTCCATCAGGACGAACCTCGACAGAAGCTCTACTTTTGGTAGGATCTATGAATTTGATGCGCTTTGGCTTTTGATTTACAACATTTACCTTAGAATCTTTCATCACAATTGCACCACACATTGGGCACCTAATAGATTCTTTGGTAGATACTGCCGCCCATTTTTTGATACCCATGTTACTTTTACATGTTGAGCATAGAATTAAATCATGCTCTTGATTTGTTTTACCTTTGATTCCTACAGATACTTTAAATTCATTCAGTGTCATTGTTCAGCCCTTCGATTAGTTGTTCGTTGTTTGTCGTATGACTACAAAACCATATACTGCATTGACAACTCCACTTGCTGGTATGTATATCTCAACACCTATGTCACCAACTGCAACGAACGTTGCAGATAGACCTGTATCTAACATTTGTTGTATGTCACTAGCAGAAACTGATGATACAACTGTTGCACTTTTAAGTAAGTCTAACATTTGTTGTATGTCACTAGCAGAAACTGATGATACAACTGTTGCACTTTTAAGTAAGTCTAACATTTGTTGAGTATCTGTTTTTGTTGCTGATGCAGAAAACGAAACTTGCAAACCAGTTTCTAAAAACACTCTAATATCTGTACCAGAAATTGAAGCAGCGAATGCAATTGGTTTGTTTAAATCAACCATCTGACTTGTTTCAGTTTTAGAAACAGAAGAACTAAACGAAATTGCTTTGAGCAAATCAACCATTTGACTTGTTTCGGTTTTAGTCACTGAAGCAGCCAACGATACTGCTAAGCCTGTTTCTAAGAATGTTCTAATATCAGTGCCATCAACAGATGCTGCAAAACTCACATCTTTAAGAAGATCAGACATCTGTTTAGTATCTGATTTTGTCACCACAGTATTAAGTGTGGATGTCTTCAATAAATCAGACAT